GTTTCCCAGTCACGATCCACCGTAGCCGATGTAGTAGTACCTGTTACACCTAGGTAAGTATACCTATTGTTAACTGGTGTTCCTCTAACGTTAAGAGTCTGAGGAGCTCCCAACCACTGTCCACAACGAATGCTATCGCCTCCCGCTATGTACGTGGTCACTGTTGCTCCTATATCACCAGCTGCAACATTTGGTCCAGCACTAGGTTGGAAATAATACAAAAATCCCCATCCCATGTTTGAACCACTGTTGTCAGTACTGTTGTATCGACAATGTTTTAGCAAGCCGTACCAGGGTATTTCCAATTCCAAAATATTACTGTAACGTGTTATGCAATGACTTGTCTCAAAGCCTTGCGTTATGTTAACAGTACCAAGTGCTCCAATTCCTAAAGCCGTACATAACTTTGTAGTTGATGTATTATCAGCTGTAGTCGTTGGTCCACCTGCTTTAGCAATACAATGAAATTGGTCTACCAAATACGATGGCCAGTTAGTTAACTCTGGCGACATCGATGTTGACATACCTGGTCGATTTATAAAACCAACAAAAACGTTTTCGGCTGCAGAAGTTGATGTTCCTGAGAAATCGACTATGATTTTAACTCGTATATCTCCGAAATATGCAGCATAAGCAGAAGCTACTGAGAACCAAGGGTTGTAAGATCGAAATACATCGTCCAGACAGATTACCCTCCAAAATCCGCCGGACACTCGTCCACCATCACCTTCAATTGGTGACAATGTTGCATAGTCAGCTATAACTGACCTTTTCAACAACTCTCTCAAAGATCTAGGCCTTTCTATGAAATGCGAGACTGTGTGTGATTCCACAGGCTTCAATTGGTTTCCCAAAACGTCACCTTGTGCAACCTTCAAAGCTCGCTTTCCACTAAAAGCCGGTCTATGGAATTCAAAGTTATCTCCTCCCCTTATATACACGTTAAAGTCTATGGTATTAGAAACTCCAACGGGTACTACTAAAGGATTCAATACTGCAATGAACCATTCACCCATTGTATAAAACGTTGGAGCGTTTCTAGACAACGGTTGAATTGTGTAGTTGGAAATCGTAGTCGAAGTTCCATTGTACGAACCCGGACCAGGATTAGTATCCAACCACTCCAAGTAGTGTTGATACGGAATTGTGATCTTAAAACAATTTTCTTTATTGTTGACTTCTATAACTTTTCCGTAATAAGTTGTAGGGTCAACACCGCTTGTTGTAAAGTTTGCAACAGGTGTAGATGTGTAGTTAACTCCAAAGAAGAGTTTGCCAGTATGATTTTGAGTACCAGCTATTTCCACACAAAACTCCAAGTCACCTCTCCAATTTGCGAACATACTTGATAGCCAGAGCAAAGGATGATTATCCCGTGCAGCTCCGACTCCCGACATAGGTTCGCAGGGGGAAACAGGCCCCCTTGCCAAGATAGTTCCAAACGTGTCAGCTGTTGACATTTGATACGTGTAGATATACCCCGGTAGTTTCTTCAGCCAGTCAATGTCCATCTCATCAATAGGAACATTAAACGTATTTTCAGTAGCAAGCGATACTCCTGAAGGATACATTGATAGTCTATCTAGAGCTGGGCTTCCGTGTACCATGAAAGGGTTTGACATACCCCATCGAATCATTTTTTCTGGTTCTTTTACGTTAGATGCCAAGTCCAACCCAGAAAATCTCGTATCATAAGAATCACCCGTAGTGTTAATAGGGGCATTTCCAGTGACCGAGATGTTTTGCACATTTATTAATCCTTGAGCCGATCCAGTTAATGGTCGTGGCAAGGATAAAACCACGTCCACTAGTTGCGCATATATAGTCCATCCTATAGAAGTGCTTGACCCTGTTGCCGTTCGTAATTGATTAAACACAGAAAGTTGCACAACTCCATCCACTCTTGGTGCAGTGGTTAGGAAATATTCAACTTCAGAAAACCAATACGTTTCTATTTCTCCCACCGTATTATACGCTGCATTCAATTTTACATGAGGTACAGACGCTAAACGTGGCAAAGAAACAGATCCCTTGTCTGATGGCACAAAACTTAGCGCCAACATACCTGAGTGAAAAGGAGAACCATTTATCTCTACTCTTAGTTTTATCCTATATCGATACATTGTGTACTGTTCTATTACTGTTTTCCACCTCGAAAATCCGGTGTGGAAGTTTGTAGTATTTTTAGCCCACAACCCCGTTAATGGAGCCTGTGAAGTTGTCCAGTTTCCTGAAGCAACCCGCACTGGTACCAAGAAGAAGTTCTTCATGTTCCATTCCTTTTCTTCCGCCGTTCCTTGATAAGCCTTTTGATTGTCCGTTATAGCTACTCGCTGAGTTTGCTCAGCAAATAACATTCCTTTCGATGAGTCGTTTGTTACTTCTCCTTCCAGAGTCATAACTTCCATATTGCGTTCACCTTTCAGATCTTCAACTTTAGGTTCGATTATTTCGGGTTTAAACCCAGTCGCCCCTGCGACAAAACTTTCGACGTTTTCCATGTTTGCGACGTTGGTGGTCCATTCAGCATGAACCCACTGTTCTTCATTTTTACTGTTGTCTTCAGTTTCAAGTTTATCCTCTAGAACAGAGTAAGACGTATTTATACTGTTTTCTTCAGGTTCAGGTTTAGCCTCTAGAACAGAGGATATTCGTGGATCTTCTCCCTGAACGATAAACTGTTTGAAAGTTTCATCCAGCATATCATTCGTACTGCTTCCTGGTGGCATCCAATTGAAGGCCCCAGTGTATTCAATGTTGATATCTAAGCAAGACATAGCCTTGTCTAGTAATTTTTCAGTGAAATCGCAGCTTGTCCAAGGCATTGATGGTTCTCTGAACCACCGCCAATACCAAGTCTCAGGATGGTCAGTACAATCAGATACTAATGGATAGCGTATATCTATCCATGATCTTCTCCACTTGTACTCCCTAGGTTCGAGCCACGTCCAAGTCCAATTTTTACAGTTTTTTTCTGAGTCATTTTTTGTATGTTGATCTAACATTTGTGAGTAAGCAAAAACTAACTCACCACTGTCCGTAAAAATCCTATCGTAATACTCATATGAATATAAAGGTAAGCTTATTCCGTGTTTCTTTGCGTAATTGGAAATCATGTTACTATAATGATTGTAAACATGAGGTCCCCAGAAATATAAATATCTCATTGCGCATTCAACATTTACTTGGGTGCATTCAAGCGCCGTCATAAATTCAGAATTACTTATCCATATCATCATATTTTCTATAGATTTTAGGTCCAAAGTCGGTTTCCACATTAAACCATCTTGACGAAAGCCACGTTTTAAAAACGTAGTCTCATCAAGAGGTTTAAATACACTCGTGTTATCTTTCCGTTCTGACGTTGCCGTCAATCCAATTTTTGCCGCCTCTTCGATTATTGCCAGTCCCGTGAATGTTTCCATTGCTTCCTGTGGTACAGCGAAGATATTATCATCGCCACACACAAAAGATTTAGTCCTTTCGGAAAAAATCTTACAGTCTCGCATATTAATGGGTGCTAATCGCATCCAATAATAACGCAATAGAATCTTTGATATGAGATTATTCATCACCATAGTCAAAGCATTCCCGGAGGGGTTTCCCTTGTGCTTCAAGTATACTTGTCTACGTACTATTATATACGTATACACTATTTCATGAAACAAAGTGAACCTCACTCGGTCTTCCGTTTTTGTACCATTGTACCACCTGTTGATTATTTCCAAAGCCCCAAAAATTAATTGGGCCCCCAGAGAACCATCAAACCAAGTATAGTCCAAGGCACCTACTACATTGTTTACGCCAGTTAGCTCGTAAGCCACTTTCGTCCATGCTCCACTTTCAGGGTTGAACCCCGCCGCACATCCTAAAGCCGCATTGTGTTTAAATACAAACGCTGAGAATGCTCCTGTATACTTCCTAAGAAGTAATGTGAAGTCCATGGGCGGATTCATAAACAATCTAGTATTTCCAGTTTCAATTTTTTTCCACCCGAGGGTCTCGTCTTTTAACGAAGCCGTCCAGATAGAAGTAGTTCTTTTTCCCATAGTTGCTGCCAACTCTCTTGCGTCCACAATAGACTTCATGTGACCAGATCTATACTTCCATAGTTGAGTTTCCTCATCAAATTGGATGTATGATTCTTTTCCATTAGCTTGTGGAATCTTGTTTCTTTTCTTATACCAACCAGCGTTGAAAGGGTAGCCCGCACTTGAATGCGGATCTACTCTAGGTAGGTTTCCAAAACCATTTAACATCTCCTCATCTGTGAGGACCGGCCGCTGAAAGCGGGGGTCCATCTCATGTTCTTCAGAAACGCTATTGATTATTTCTTCCATCAACTTGTCTGGTATATTTACTCTCTTTCCAGTGTATTTTTCCTGTTGTTTTTCCAAAATGTCGGTATCTCCCAAATATCTTGCATCATTTATGTGCAAAACAGCTGGGAATTTTTTCTTTTCAAAAAGAGGGCTAATTAGGCTCTCTCTTATTCCAGTTTCCAATGCAGGTACTACCTGCTCCGATTTCTTGACACTTCCCACATATTGTAAGTTGTTAAACACAATATGATTTTTCTCCAATTCTAACTCCATCACGGGTAGCTCACATGTTTCCATTTGAGCTGTCCCCCTTAAAAGTTCTTCTAACTTTTCTTGTGTCAACACCATTGCGTATGCCTTGTCAGTATGCAAAATAGCACTTACGTGCATTCCTGCAATCTTTCTTGGTATACGTGAGTCTCTTACCAGTAAAGGAGCTCCACAATCACCTGATTTAGTATTAGCCATGTATGACCACGCTTTTACTAAAGTGAATGATGAAGTTCCTCCTTGAGGGTCCAGTGTGTAAGATGTTCTCTCACACGGTTTTGCCGTTGTCATTAGTGTAACTCTCTTAGGGTCACGCAACACAAGTGTTGCGTTAAATTCAGTGAGTTTTACTAAGTCTTGTTCCTTTATGAAGTGATTTGTTATGTCCTTTCCTCCTAGCCAAGATTTGCCTAGGTCGTACAAACACCAATCATCCAATCCATCCATAACCACGGTATTAACGTGGATATTTCTTGGTTCAAATGGTAATGTTAGTGTACTCGATGTTCCGTATGCGTTGTTGTCATAGATCAAAGCATTTGATACTTGCATATCAAAGCCTGAATCCAAAGTTCTGCCGTTTTTACAAAAGAAGTGATATGGTAATAATATTAAAGATCCTTTAATATTTATACCATTCAGTTCTGCTACCTTGTTTCCGCCTCTAAGTTTAGTAACTCGAACCATGCTCTTGAGCATTACTTCTGTGACTGTGTCACATTGTAAGTCAGCGCTTGCTTCAGCTACTCCTTTTCCGTTTAGTCTGTCTATTATTTCGTACAAAGTGTCACATTCCATTGCTGTTGTGTGCCACCTCCAAAGCCATTGATCTGCCGTTTCTGGGGTGAAAAGTTCATCCCTACCCTGTTCTCGCAAGAAGTCAACATAATGTCTTACATACTTAATACCTAGTTCGCGGGGTTTAAAAACCACGTCGTCCCAAGGTTTCGGTAAGAATAAATTATTTGCTTCAAGCCTCCACTCTTCCGCTTCTTCTACTTCTTGCTCCGTCACCACTCGTCTTCTTCTTTTCAATCCGTCTGTAGTCCGTGTGTTGCTCTCTACTACACCAAACCTACCTCTTGTTTTAAAAGTATTTAAGTCGTTTCTAATTGAATAGTCATCATCCCTCACAGGATAAAGTCCATCCTTATCAACGTCCATATACTTCCAATAAGGTAGTAAGTCCAGTGCTCGTAAAGTTGTTTCTAGTTTCTTTATGTCGTATCCTGGTTTTCCAAGTCGTGCTTCGTCTCGTGCTCTGAATAATGCTACTCTTTTGAGCATCATTGCTTTAATCCAATCTCTATCTTCTTTATTCATAGGTCCTAACGCATTATCTACTTCCATGCTCACCATTTCTGGTGTGCTTTCAATTAGCGTCTCTACCCATGAACAAAAAGCTCCTATTAGTCCAAAAACTCCTGTTCCAATTAGGTTGTCCCAATCGCCGTCAGTCTTGAAAGTTTCTAATGCATAGTAAGCTGCAGTTAAATAACTTCCAGTTTTGACTGCGGTTATTGCCGTTGATCCAATTTTTTGCATGCATCCTTCTGCGTCGCCTTCTGCTGCTACTTTTCCTCCCATCCAAAGATTTTTAATTGCTTTGAATGTTTGAGTTCCAGCATAAGCTACGCCTCCGTAAAGCATTAAGTTGTCCAATTTTTCATTTCTGTTAATTTGTGCCATTGCTATTTCTTCTTCTTCCTCAATTGTAGGTGGTGGTATTATTCCTTGATGGATTAATTCCTCCCTACGTTGTTGTTCCAGTTTTCGTTGTCGTTCATTTTCGTTTTCTTCAAGTTGGGCCAAGAGAATCTTTGACAATTCTTTGCTCCTTCTTTGCTCGTACAGTTTATTTTCCAGTTTGAAGTGTTCTTCGTGTTTTTCCTTGATGTATTCCATGAGTTCTACTAATGTTTTACCTTTATCATCTGAAAACAAGTTTATATCAGTCATCTTATTTTTAATAAAAAATTTAAGATGATTGAACTTATCATCAAATGGTAGTGGCATGCCATGATCGTCGTTTTTCCTTTCAGCTACTACTACAACATGTCGTCTTTTTAGTACTGCTTGTCCGTTGTTCATTGAATTATCCATTGGTGGGTAGGGCGTGTTAGTTGATAAAATCACTAACTTCGCCTTACACAGTTGTCCTTTTTTTCCGATTGCAGGGTCGTCCAAAGATGCCATTGGTAATGGCATCGTTGCACAAGTGATTATCTGAAGCAATTCAGAATAATCCGTATCTGTCTTTGCTGCCCAGTCATCCATGAGAATGCAATAGTGTCCGTTATAACCATCAAAATGATCCGTTGAGCCTCGAGAGTAAACTCTCTTGCTCAATGGAACATCTGCTGGTATTAAAGCTTCTGCTATTGCGTTCATCAATTGTGATTTTCCGATTTGTGATTTTCCTCCTATACAAATACAGAAAGGTGTTACCCTTCCATATGCGCCTTCTGAGAGTCGCCATACTTTCATTTCATAATCAGCTAGATCCTTGCACACCTTTTTAAGGTATTGTGCATTTCTCCAGCCTCCTACTCCTGCCAGCATAGCTATCTCTTCTCCTCTTTCGATCAGTTTGTTTAATTCCTTTTGTTTTTCCGGTTGTAAGTATTCTTCTTCATCTGTGTTTATTGCCTGTTGTACCTGAAGTACAAATTTCGTTACTCCTTGTCCAGTTTTATCGTCGTACCATTCTAAAATCTTGGGTGTATTGAACAACCAAGAAAAGAATTGTACTATGTATCTAATTAAACCAAAGATCGCATCAAACCGATGCGAAATTTTTGAAAAAAATGTATCTAAAGTATTATATTTTTGAAAAATTTTAAAATAATAATCTGGTATTGAAAAAAAATTAAAGATGTTTTGCACCAATGAAGTGAATGATTCCACTCCAAATTGTGCTACTGCTGTTGTCGTTGTTGGTATTTCTCGAATTTGCTTGATGGTTTTTCCCCATCCTATTGTTGCTGCCAAATAATTCAAATGATAATAAACTCTTGCGATTTTATCATAAATTGAAATATGCTTGTTTGAAAAAATAAATTTGTAATCCTGATGTATTATCCTTATTCCTACTAGTCCATCCAAAAATTTCTTACTCCACTCCAAATTTGTTTCCATCTTTTTTATGAAGTCACTCGTATCTTGAGCTGCTGCTCGCACTTTCTTCGCAGTTTCTTTTGCTTGTTTCCTTACAAAAGACGTTGTTTTAGGCATTAGCCTCTCAGCCAATCCTAACTCAACCTCATCTTCCGAGATGTCTGATTTTTGTTGAATGTCCTGTTGTTCCGTTTCGTCGTATTTCTGTATTTCTTGCAAATAAGTTTCTTGATATTTTGTTGCCAAATCATCAAAATGACTTATATCTACCTTTGCCAAAATATTGTTGGATTTCATTTTATAAAATTGAATTCCATGCACCATCTTTGTCTTGATAGCTTGTAGATCTTCTACAGGTCCACCTCCTAAAAAGTGAACCTCTTCCCATCTACTAACATCGTTCCAAAATTTTCCTCGTGTCTTAGCCTCATATACAGTATTGTCACCTTTTACAGTGAACCATATCGTAAATGATTGTGGTTGTGGTACATGTTTACCTTGAGCTACATTGAGTTCACGGTAAACAAAGGTCGGTTGAACTAATACTTGAGCTACATTTTTAGTGTATCTCTCGTATTCAATTTTTTTTTTTCTGTTTTTTTTTTCCTCATCACGCTTCTTTTTGGGTATTAGTTGCGTAACTTGGGTTGCGTTTTTCTGTTGTGTGTTGTCTATTATGATTACATCTTGTTTAAAAAAATCTGCCATTGTTGGTAATCGTTTTTCTTTTTTCTTGACTTTGTGATCAACCTCTAAGATATCATCGAATTCTGAATCCGAATCATCGTAGCTTTGCCACTCAATTTTAGGTGGTTGAACAATTACTTTTGGTTTTTCCTTGAAAACTTGGGGGGGTAATTGATTTGCTTTCCGTTTTATTTTGTCTCCTTGTGTTTTTCCTTTTTCGTTCGGTTTTGAATGCAATTTTCTCACTCTATCTCTGTGCCAATCACTTGTATAACTATCATACACAAAATGCCTACTGCCAGTAATACTAATGCCATTAGGCATAATGTTTCCCGTGCTGTTACTCCAATCCTTTCGTTGCCAGTCAATATGTCTGGGCGCAGGATGATAGAGATCGATTCCGGGTAGCGATATGGTTCTCCCATTAGAGAGCCTCCCGCTATCTGTTCTCCATTTCGAATCGTTGTTGTATCGTTGCATGATTTTGTCTCCAAGTAATCGGGTAGTTTCTTTAACCTCCATAGGTTGTACATTATTGTTTCCTTGCATTTTTGTTATTTGAGTTTGGTTTTGTTCCGTTTGTGTGTTTCTTAAAGTGTTCAAAGTTTCCGTTCCCATTGTCTGATTTGATCCCATGATCATTTCATTATGATGTCCTGTCATTTTAGTAACAATTTTCTTGTCGCTTAAAAGTATTTAAGTCGTTTCTAATTGAATAGTCATCATCCCTCACAGGATAAAGTCC